CGGACGCCAACCAAGGAAATGTGGACGCAAGACCCGGGTTAAGCGGGTAGGAGGTGTTGTTAAACAATGCAGTGCCGGAAATATCACCAAGATATTCACGATGACAAACAATATTAGTTTGACGACTCGTGTTAAATTGCGGTATCTGATTACTATTTGCCAATACATTGTATTTAGCTTTAGGACCAATGGTTTTGTATTTACCAGAACCAAAAATTGATCCAATACCGGAACCTAAGAATCTTCCAACACCTGAACCCAATCCACCCATTCCAAAGAAACTTCCAACAGCTCGGCCAGCAACAGAGCCAGCGTCACCATAAGGGGTTTTGCGAACCGCGGGCTTGTCTTTTAAAACAAGCTTCACTATTTCTTTTTCCAAGGCTTTAACCTTGGCAGGGGCTTTAATCCTGGGCCTGATTACAGACTTTCGTGTTCTAGCTTTTACCATATTGAAATGTTTTCGAGTTGTATTGGTTACCGCACGCGAACAACGGGACTGTGCATCCTGAAAGAACCACCGTGAAATCGAAGATTCACTAAATGGAAACACCGTGCAGTCTCTAGGCTTTTTGTTTAGCACTCAAGTAAGAGATTTTGGGCAATTATGTTTCGGGACCCAATAACGCTAGATTAACGACCTGCGCATAAGGTCGGGGTAGTTTAAGGTCTTGCCCAGGAAAGGTCCGGGTATAGCTCCCGTAGCTACCGCTCAATTAAGAGTCCGGCACATTCGAAAATCCCCAGAAGGCAATAATTAAATCGCCTAGGTTTTCTAAGTCAGGATGGTGTCTAAATTCAAATAAGAACTGATACCATCTATCCCAATACTCGCCCATGTCTCTAGGGACAAACGTCAGCATTTTCACCAATTGCTTGTCCACATTCACTGGAAAACCACTACCATTGACAAACCTAGTAGAGCAAAATTCAAAGTCTTCCGCCCTAACCAATTTATAGGGCTCAACTGTTTTGCCTAACCAGGAATACAACCGCTGGGCACCAGGAACATAACGTTCAACACCATCGTCGCCCATCGCAATAATCCACGCTTTAATCTTTTGCTCGGACTTATTTTGATTCAACAACGAATTGTGCATATTTACAACCAGTTCATGGTTCAAGCACCTGGCAAAGCAGTTAGTGGCTGAGGTGTTATACCAACCCGAAGGCATGATTCCGGGTGTCATCTGTTGGTACATAGTACCATCAGACAACACAATAACTTTCCGGGCAAGACAATAATAATGCGCACGCAATATACGCTCAAAAACTGTCCCACGTGATGAGTTTAAATAAATTCTTCTTTCACAATCTGCCTCGAGATCCCAGGATTGAACACTCCAATCCCAACCCTTGATATCCGCTTCCGCAATGGGGCCTAAGGCCTCACCACTCCTAACGTTGTCAATGATCGTTCGAAGACCAGGATCATCCAGTCCCATTCCCGCTTTATGTGCCAGTGAGGACCAATAAGCAATCTCCGTATTATTCTGCAAAGCACAGAGTTTTCTGGCGATCAAATTATCGACAGCTGACATTGAGAATATTAATCTCAGCCTTCCCTCATTGATTTTAGTGATTTTGTGTGGATCCCCCTTTATGAAGATCGAAACGGCATCACAAAGGCCGCTCTGTACTAACTGCATAGGAGAAAGGTTTTGTGTACAGTCAAAATCTTTCAACCGGTTCATACGTTCTATCACTGCCCCAATAAAGAACTCTCCATATTCACAGAGAAGTTTCTGATTATTTGAGGCAACTCTAGACATAGGAAATCCCGGACTACTGATGGGGTTGAGCTCGGTGTGGGCGATGACACGTAAGTTAAGGTCGCCTTCCGTAAGACCCAACATTCCTCTGAAGTAAGTCTTCTCCAAGCCGCTCGGAATGCTCGTGTGTGGCAGATGGCGTTGTAACGCTTCTCTTGCTGTCGAGACATTTTTAGCAGATGGATTGGTACTTCTAAACCGTGAGGCTTGAAGGAACAGGGATCTTCGCTCATTTTCTGGTCCTTTTGGGGGAAATTCCCACAATGCAAGACTATTCCGTTCCCGAATTGCTCCT